TGGGTCTTTTAGTAGTCCAGCTAAAAGCTGTTTTTCTAATTCGTAGCTATAGATCATTAGGTTGTTCGTTTTCTTTTTCTATTCTATCAAGGTACTGACTAAGAGCTTTAGTTAAACCTAATTCGGTGATAGCAGAATCAAATTTGGTATAAATAATTGGATCGCCAGATTCATTGGCTGCAATCATAATAACTCCCTTATGCTTATCGGAGTCGCCAGAAATTTCGTACAGTTTCTCCACAAATCCACTTGGGATTGAGAATGCTTCTTCATCTTTGCTCATAGGTAAATATCTTGGTTTTCAAAAAATGACTGATCTACAGTGTCATTAGGGTATATCTCTACCAGTTTTATATCGTTCATCTCGCAGAAGTCGAGCTTTTTTTGATCTCTTTTTAGTTGGTCTAAAAACTTGAATCTGTTCTTATGAAAATGTTTGACGTATTTGGTGTGTTGAGCGCCTTGAACTTCAATCGCTATTTTTTTATTAGCGTTGTAAAAGTCTAATGACAATCGACTGCCAACAACCTTAAACTCTTCGAAAACAACATCGCTACTCCAGTATGGATAGAGGAAATCTTTAACGCTTTTCTGAAACTTACTGCGACTAGAAGCTTCCCAATCTATATGATATTTTCTGGGATTTTTAAGGTTTCTTAATTTGCCGTCTGTAGAGTAAAATTTCATTCTTGACCGCTAAACATTTTCTTAAAATACGCTACTAAATATTGACAGAGGGCTGAGTCATCTTCAATCAAAGAAAATAACTTATTCTCTCCCTGAACTTTTTCAGGAAGCGAAAAGCCTCCTTCAGAAAGGACTTCTCTAAAATCTTCTGTGATCGAAATCCAAGCTCCAGCCTTTTTGATGAACTCCCAAGCTTCAAGAGTTCCAACAACCTCTTTCTCTACCCAGATTGAATTGCCACCAGTTCTTCCATAGCGGATCGGATAAGATATCCGAGTATTAGTTTTTTCGTTTGGAGATTTTTTTACAACTACTTTAGCATAATGTCCAATAGCTGGATTAGTCTTTGGGTCCATCTTTTTGACAGATGGATTAAGTAGTATCTGATCTCCACCGAAGCGAGGCTCAAACTCAATGATCCAGTTGGCGAAGTGGAGTAGAGCATTGCCACCTGTCGCAGTTGTCTGGCGAACAGGAGTTTTTGAGTATGGGTCTAGCTTAATATCTGCTCTAACCTGAGAAACAAAGATTGCCATATGGCCCCTTTTCCCAAGAGCTATTGACATTTTCTTCATAAATGTAGCTGCAATGTTTGCTCCTCCAGCTACTTGAACAGCATCTTCAAATGTTTTTGCGTTATCAGCTTTCTTGATTAATCCATCAACAGAGTCTAGCACAAAGCAATATTTATTTTTCTCGTCATTTGAGGACACTAGCTGACGCATTAAATCTACTACAGTCTCGTAAATATTAGACTCAAACACAAAGCATGTGCCTTCTTCCCACTCTTCATGATTGAAAACAAACTTAACTCCGCACCTCTTAATCATTTCGTCAGAAAGCCTACCTTCCGCTTTGAAGTAAACTCCTTTTGATTTAGGCATCTTTAAGAAGTTCTTCATTACCTCCAAAGAAGCTGAAGTCTTCCCCCCTTCATTCATTCCGACAAACCTATGCAATCCGGGGCCGAAGCCTCCATCAAGATGATGATCGAACTCCAGAGATCCACTTGACACCCTGTAGTTCACTTGCTCTTCATAGTTGAAGTGATCTTCTTTATTGTTCTTCAAAAAATTGCCAACTAGATTTTTGGAGTCTATTGTCCCTGCTGTTTTTTTATTAGCCATATTATTCTTCTTCTAAAAAGTCTTTTACTGTTCTCTTCTTTCTTTTGACGAATCGATCTTCGCCGCTTTTTTCACCTAGATTGTATTCGGGGTATCGTGACTTGTCTGTCACATAATTAAACTCTCTGAACCTCCTGTCAAGCTTCTCCTTAACTTTTGAATGTTTAAAGTAAGCTAAGGATTCAAATCTCCTACCGAGGTTGACCACATTCATAAATTCAAGTGAATAGAGATCCACTAAATCATTCAGCATCTTCATTTCCCTAGCATAAAAAAACCTTTTATTATTTTTGGGGTCTTCAACTAGCCTTTTTAAGATGTCTATTTTGCTTATCTTGGGTTTGGCAGTCTTAGGTTTGGTGGTCTTAAGTTTAGCATCTTTCTTTTTTGTAAAGATGTGACCACAACCACAACAAGAAGCCCTAGTTGCGACAAAATCTTCGCAGCTAGGGCATTGCTTTTTACCTCTTGGCATAAAGTTATCCTAGCATAGATCAATATCGTTTGCAACCATTTTCCTCACCAAACCTAAAAAATCTGTTTTTGGCTTCCAACCTAATTCTTTTCTAGCTAAATCAGAATCCCCCAAAAGAAGCTCAACTTCAGCGGGGCGATAAAAGTCTGTATTGATCTGCACTAGAATCTTATCTTCGTGGTAATATTTCTCATTGACCCCATGACCATCCCAACGACACTTCTCGGAACCAAAGCCAGAAAAATTAAACGCTTCCTCTACAAACTCCCGAATAGTGTGAGTTTCATTTGAAGAAAGAACATATTCTTTAGGTTTTTCTTGATTAAGCATTAACCAAATACCTTCGACGAAATCTTCAGCGTCACTCCAATCTCGCATGGCATCTACGTTGCCCAATTCTAGAGGTTTGAACTCACCGCTAGCGTATTCTTTTTGAATACGAGCTACGTTTTTGGTGATTTTACGAGTGACAAACTCTTCCCCTCGACGAGTGCCTTCATGATTGAATAACCAACCTTGAATAGCATACAAGTCGTAAGACTCCCTCCAAACCTTCACCATATGCCTCGCGCTGGCCTTAGAGACTCCGTACGGGCTTCTTGGGCGCAAAGGGTGAGACTCTGATTGAGGAGAATGTAAAACGTCTCCAAACTCCTCTGAGGAGCCAGCGTTATAGTATCGACATTCGGGGCAATGTTTGCGTATCGCCTCAAGTTGATACAAGACCGCCATAGCATTAGTCTCCATGTGATTCACTGGCATTTTCCAGCTTACACCCACGAAAGAATTCGCTGCAAAATTAATAAAGTAGTCTGGCTTCTCTTCTGCTATTACTATATCTGTGTTAGCCTGATCTGCAACATCGAGATCAATAAGCTTGAAGCGTGGATTATCTACTAGGTGAGAAATATTGTTATGATTCTTGACGCTTAACCTACGGACACCAGCAACAATTGTATGTTCAGTGTTCTTCAAGAGGTAATCAGCCATAAAGCTGCCGTCTTGACCTGTTACACCTGTGATGATTATTTTTTTCATTTATTAATCCAGTCAATTAAATTTTTAGTAGGATTCCAGCCCAAGAGATTTCTAGCTAAATCCGAATCACAGAGAGTGTTTTGAGCTTCCCCCTTCCTATCATCATAGTAATTAATTTCTTTTTGTCCATACATTTCTGCGACCTCTTTCACAGAAAAATTGCAGCTTCTTCCTAATTCAAAAATTTGACCCCATTTATTTTTTTTATGGATTAGAATTAAAGCATCCACTATATCATCTACATGAGTAAAATCTCTACGCTTCGACCCATCTCCATAAATATCAAACGACCTGTTTTCTCTCCGAGCTTTATCCCATATTCCAATTAAAGTCGCCGCACCCTCTTCCAATTGATGAGGTCCGTATACATTGTAGAATCTTGCTACACTGGCTTTAATGTTGAAGAGCTTTTGATAAAGATCGACTGTTTCTTCTGATAGATCTTTTGTAAATGTGTATGGATTTTTAAATTTTCCAGAATGATGAGAAGAACTACCAGCAAAAACAAGCGGGATGTTATTTAACCTACAATACTCACAAACATTAAATGTACCAACAACATTATTTTTTGCATACAAAACAGGATTAATAAAGGATGGTTGAATTCTAGCTGAAGCAGCTAAGTGGTAAACAGCATCTACATCATCACCCACATCATCTAAACAGTATTCTGAGATGTCAGCATTAATGTAAGTAATTCCAGAAATCTCATTTTCTTTTTTGCCAGTAGAATAATTGTCTACACTTACTAACTCGCAGCCATGTTTAATAAGTCTTTTACAAAGATTATACCCTATGAATCCTGCTCCACCAGTAACTAGTATTTTCATTTTGAGATAAATGCTATTGATTCCCCGAGATTTCCCGTGTATATTTGATAAATAAGGTTTCTATTATCTAAATAAGATTTAACTTGAGTTAAATGGTTTGGCTTAATGTCTTCTATTACATATGTGCCTCCTTGTTTTAACTTGTCCCAGAAGTTCTCAAGAGTCGCTTGATTTGCTGCTGGGTTATGCAGTCCGTCATCTATAATAAAATCCATTAATGGGAACTCGTTAATTGCGCTATCCCAAGTGGATATGTTCGTACTATCCCCTTTACACACTACGACATTATCATTGGAGTAACCGCCTTTAGATTTGTACGATGCTACATTGCTAAGATAGGTCTGTATTCCAATATCCACTCCGTAAATTCTACCTTTTGAAAAGTAGTCTGACCATATTACCAAGCCTCCACCTCTGAACACTCCGATCTCTAGTAGAGTAATTTCTTTTGAGCCTCGTTTAGAAGAAAAGTGTTTTTCGTAAAACACATCATACCCGTGTCTAACCATATCTCCTCCAGTGTTCTCATTACCTGTATCTAGGTTTTTACCGATATGCGCTGCTCCATACTTGGCGCTAATTTCTTCAATCTTCATGTAATGCTAAATTGTATAATGGGTTATTTATTTATGAATAAAATATACGTCTTTTCTACCGTCTTGGTATTTTTTAAACTCGCTAGTAAAAGGCTCCCCAATCATTATTGACTTATTCTTGAGTAGAGACCTAAAAACATATTGGCCTATCCACATATTGGCATTAAAATCCACCTCTCTGATCTCAGATCTAACTTCGCAAAAAATATTTAAAAATTCAATGACGTTTTCGTAAGAGCCTCCTAAAACCCCCATGTTTATAAGGGGCCATCTAGTTGCATTTAAATACATTGAAACATAATCGTCCCAATCTTGACTTTTATGAAAATCCAAATATGGAAACATACTCAAATTTATAGAATCTTTACAAACGTAAAAGTCGTAACTTCCAGACTCTACAAAATCACTTGGATCTTTTACCACTTTAACATCAGAACCGTCAGATAATACAATAGAATCAAATTTATTCTCTTCTAAGTATTTTTTGTAACAGAAGAATCTCCAGTCGTTATTAGAGTAGTCTGATGTATTAACTTTTATGAATTTAATCTTATCTGTCTCGTATTCTTCGATAAATTCGTCAGATAAATTATCATAGAAGACTCTACCCTCTATATTTAGATCACGAACAGAGTTATACCAAGGCTCAATATATTCAATACTATTCTGAGTCACCCTACCATCCTTCTCACGACCAACAACGTGATTATCGTTTGGGTGATTTGGGTGTATCTTTTTTGAAAAATAAGAAGTCAGAATCACGCTAGACATGCATGATTATACCCTAAACCTCTTCTTCTTCAACAATTTCTTTGACGCTCTCTAAGAAAGGAAAAGCATTTAATAAATCTTGATGATCAGCAAAACCTTCATCATCCCAAACCCACTCACTATAAACTTCTTCTTCATCCCAAGCTAGGACTTCATTAGAAACCATCTTACTGACAGGCTTTTTCGACCAAAACCTGCAACTCCAATAACGAGGGGTCGTTTTGTCTTTAGCTGTATCACATTTATGTCTAGCTCTAAAGCTGCGACGACGAGCTGGGTCATCACGTTTGATTTCCATATTAGGGTCACCAAACTTAACCATAATCACATTACCAGTCTTTGGGTTTTTCACATAAACCCCATACTTCTTTTTCCCGCCTTTTAGTCGGAAAGGTTTATTTAAAGTTTTCTTTTCTGCTTCTGTGTATTCAAGATCTTCTGTTGAATCATCTTGATCCCACTCATTAGCTCCAGCCATAACTAGATCAAGGTGGGCGATATCAAACTCAATATCAGCAAAATCAACAAAAGCTTCACCTTCTTTTTCAAGGTAATACTCTTCAGAGCCTTTTGCTACGTCTTGGTCAGCGGCACGGTAAGACTTTTTCACCTTGCCTCCCCTGACCATTTTGAGGAATGTATTTACACGGGCCATTGCCCACTGACCTCTGGTCTTGCCGGGGCGGTGGCTAGAAGAGAATGCTCCAGCGCCACGACGATAAATTTTCTTGAGTTGACCTAAAGTCACTTTTTTAGAATGTTTATCGTTATGCTCTTTAACTTTGTTTTTTAAAGCTGTGACGACTTTTTCTGAAAAGGTAATAGATCCACCTTTCCCACCCGCAGAGCCAGACTTATTCTTGCTAGAACCTTTCTTCTTTTCAGAAGGTTTAGCTGGTGTTTGAGCGCCACTCTTGGGTCCACCACGTTTTGCGGCTTCACTTAACGCTAAAAGTTCTTTAATTTTCTTAGAAAAGTCCAACTCCATTGTATTTTCCTTTACACTTATTTTAGATATAAATGAAATCAACCTTCACAAGATTTACATTCCATCATAGATCTTGCTAATTCTTGACTAGGATTAGCGCTTCTTTGGTAGTAAAACCCCTTCAATCCGCTTTCCCAGCCATAAATCATTAGCTCACTAACTTCTTTTGCTGGGATTTTTGGAGCCACCATGATATTCAGAGATTGCCCTTGGTCAATATACTTTTGTCTTTGAGCCGCTTGAATAACGATTTCTTTTTGGCTGATTTCCCCGAAGGTCTTGAAGATGTCTTTCTCTTCGTCCGAAAGGAAGAGTAAGTGTTGGACAGAGCCACCAGTTTCAAGGATGCTCATCCAAGTCTCTTGATTATCCTGACCCTTTTCAGATAGGAGTTTTTTGAGGTAAGGATTTTTGAAGGTGAATTTTCCTTTGGCAAGATTTTTGGTGAAATAATTACCATTGAGAGGCTCGATAGATGGAGAAACCTGACCCAAGATAAACGAGCTACTTGTAGTTGGAGCGATAGCTAGGGTGGTAGTATTTCGACGACCATACCCCTCACAATACATAGGTTCCCCTAAACCTCGCGACAATTCTGCTGTCGCTTCATCTGCACGATTACGGATAGTCTTCCAAATAGAACTATTCTGCATTTTAGCCTCCATGCTTTCAAACCCAATCATTTTGCTTTGTAGGTAAGAGTGCCAACCAAGAACTCCCATGCCTAAAGCTCTGTGACGCTTGGCAAAGTTATGAGAAGATTCCATGAATGGAATACGCTTTGTTTTTAGGATATACTCCTCCATCACTGCATCAAGAAATGCAACTAACGTCTCAACAGCGTCAGTCTTTACAATGTCATCCCATCTCACTAGATTCAAAGAGGATAAACAACAAACAAAAGACTCATCTTCTTTAGATGGTAAGCTAATCTCATTGCAAAGATTAGAAGCATATATCTTCATGTCTTTGTCTTGATAACATTCTGGTGCGTTATTGTTCGCGGTATCTTGGAAGAATAAGTATGGATAACCAGTTTCAAACCTCTTCTTGATGATTAAAGCCCAAATCTGACGCTTATCAGAGTCACCCCCAATCATTGATTTCATCCATTCATCTGTAATGGTTACAGCGAAAGACATGTCTTGAATCGCATTACCCTCACTCTTGATGCGAAGAAACTCTTTTACATCAGGATGCTCAATAGGGAGATAAGCAGCGAAAGAACCACGACGAACATTCCCCTGAGAAACAACAGCAGCAACCTTATCAAACAGTTCCATAAAATGGACTGCCCCAGAAGACTCACCACCAGAATTGATTGATGCTCCGCGCTCGCGAAGATCGCCAAAGTAAGCGGAAGTCCCCGACCCATGCTTAGTCTGCATACCCACCTCAGACTGTTTAGCTAAAATGCCATCCATCCTGTCAGGAACATAAACTCCATTACAAGATATGGGTAAACCTCGATCACGACCAAAATTAGACCAAACAGGGGAAGCTAAGGAATAAAATCCCTGCTTCATATATCCCTCAAACTTGTCAGCAAACCCGTTTATACCGAGATACACTTCAGCGGTCTCTGCAATATCACGGATTCTCCGCTCTGGAGTCTCACCTTTTTTTAGATAGCCCCTTTCAAGAAATAATCTTGAGTCATCATTTAGCCAATAGTAATTAGTCATTTAGAACAAGTCGTCTACGTTGAACGTCTGTGAATTTTTTGAATACTCGACTGGTCGAGAATAAAAGAAGTCGGTGGCATTGTTACCAAGCAACTCCTCTTCAAACCAGATTGTATCTTTCAGTAGATTTTTGTCAACATCGAAAGCTTGCTTAAAGCCAATTTTTTGTAAAGAATCATTGATCCTATTTTTAATGAATTCTTTTAGGATAGGGGCGCTAAGACCCTTCTCTTGAATGCCGTTAACCATCCAATCAATCATTTTACTCTCAGCTTTAAAAGCTTGTTGAGCTTCGTCAAGAATACGCTCTTCCAACTCCCCGTCAAAAAGCTCAGGATGCTCTTCACGAATAGTGTTGATAATTTTCATTCCAACTAAAGCGTGAACGTTCTCCTCATTGCGGGTGTACTTAACCTGTTGATCAGTATCTTTAAGAACATTCTTAAAGCGAGCAAAGTGGTTAATGATGTAGAATTGAGAAAACAGCGACACATTCTCTACAAAAAGTGTGAATAGGATTAAAGCGTAAACATATTGCTTCTTACTGTTCTTGTAGAATTTGTGGGTATACTTCCGAAGGTAGTTCACTCGGCCCTCAATGAAGTCAAGTTTGAGATTCTCTTCAAAAACTTCTTCCAGCCCAAGAACTTCTAAAAGTCGCTCGTAAGCGTTATTGTGAATAACTTCAACATTAGCCATAACAAATCCAAGATCACTAAAAGAAGGGTGAGGAAGATTGTCGCCCAACTTGCTCCAGAATTTCTTAACGGCGACTTCGATCTGTCCAATAGCTGAAAGAGTCCTAACAATAATCTCTTTTTCCTGATCACTTAATACCACGTTAAAGTCTTGCAAATCAGAGGTAAAACTGAATTCTTTATCAGTCCAAAACCCATTGTGCATTGCTTCAATAAACTCTCCTGCCCAAGGATAATGGTCAGGCTTCCGCGATATTTGTTCTTCGAAAATCATGTTAGCGTTAGTTACACTATTAACTGATATTCGTCTCTTGTCGAGTTAAAATTTTTTGATTTTTTTTTGTTGACACTATTTTCGATACCTGTATAATATCGTTATACGATCTGTTTCCGCGAGGATTCGTAACCTTTAAAGAAAGGCTTCTGACTTAGACGACGAATAAGTAAAGTAAAACGTATATTATTATATATTATATTATATTATTATATATTATATAAGGCATTTTTTAAAAGATGGAAACGGATCAAGAATTAATAGATAGGATTAAAGAGGATCAAGACAGCAGCAGTCTGGTCGAAATAATCGAAAGGCATTCAGGAATTTACCACGACATGGTAGATAGATTTTTGTCGGGGAGTAGGAATACCGCCGAAAGAGACTCTCTTCTTGAGGATAAAGAGTTCACAATATACAACTCGGTAATGAAGTACGACTCATCAAGGGGTGCTAAATTTGCAACATATCTAGCTAATGAGGCGAAATGGAAGTGTTTGAACACATTGACTAGAAATAAGAAGTTTCAAAAATGTTCTCTAGAAGATATTTTGAAACAGCCTCAGTCGGAAGGTGACCTACAAGTTCATGAAAATTATGAGGTCTTTTCTTTGTTTAAATCGTTTCTGCAAAAAGAAAAAGACAAAAGAATGGAAAAAATCATTGACATGCGCTATAATGGCGTGTCTAATAAGCTTACACCTTGGAGGAAGATAGCGAAATCACTCGATATGAGCATTCAAGGCGTAATCAACATTCACAATCGGTGTTTGTTGAAATTCAAAAAGCAATCAGAAAATTATGTATAATAGCATTACATCAGTAGGGTATCTTGTAAAAGATCCAGAGACTCGTCAACTTAATGGCGGGAAGTCGGTAACACGCCTCCGTGTTGGAATCTCTCCAAGCAACGCCAAAACCAAATGCTTCATTGATCTTGAGGTTTGGGATAAGCTCTCTGAAATCGCATCTAAATACCTTACAAAAGGTCGTGAGTTTGTGTTCTCTGGTGAGCTTGCTATGGACACTTGGGAAAACAAGGATACTGGCAAACCTCAATCAAAATATTTTATCAGAGGGAATAATATTCAATTCTTAAATTCTGGCAAGAAGGAAGATGGTCAATCTTCTAAATCTGGGTCTGATACTGCCACTCCTACCGCTAACGCTGGGTTTGGATCTGACGATGAGCCTCCCTTTTAATGAAGATCTTAGTTGAAGCCCCTATCAACTCGTTAAGTCTCGGTAATGTTTCTTTTAACATTATCCGAGAGCTTTTCGATAGGGATCATGACGTTGGTATTTGGCCAACAGGTCAAGTAGATATTAAGGCTTACGACATTGAGGAAGACTTAAAGAAGAAAATAGAAAACAGCATTAATAATAGGCATGACTATCTTAGTGAAGATGTACCAAGTTTAAAAATTTGGCATTTAAATGGGTCTGAGAACAGAAAAAACTGTAAACAATATTTGTTAAGCTTTTATGAATGCAACCAACCGACAGACATTGAAAAGAAACTTTCTGAATCTCAAAACGAGACGTTCTTTAGTTCTTCCTGTGCTTCTGACTTGTTTGGTGGCGTATTCTGCCCATTGGGTTTCGACAAAGACTTCAAAGAAACAAAAAAAGAATACCTGAGTGGTATCACCCATTTTGGTTTGATGGGTAAGTTTGAACACAGAAAGCATACTGCTAGAATTATTCAAGCTTGGTTAAAGAAGTATGGGAATGATCCAAAGTATCAACTATCTTGTTTGGTCACTAACCCCTTCTACAAAAAGGAGGACATGGATAAGACTATTAATTCTGTTTTAGGCGGAGAGAGATATTCTAATATCAACTTTTTGCCTCATTTAGAAAAAAATTCTGAAGTTAATGAGTTTTTAAATGCAATCGATATTGATCTTACAGGACTGTCTGGAGCAGAAGGCTGGAATCTCCCTTCTTTTAATGCAACTTGCCTCGGCAAATGGAGCATTGTTCTTAATGCCACATCTCATAAAGATTGGGCTACTGAAGATAATTGTATCTTGGTTGAGCCTTCGGGAGAAGTAGATTGTTACGATAACGTCTTCTTCAAGAAGGGGTCTCCATTTAATCAAGGGACTTTTTATAACTGGAAAGAGGATGATGTGATCAAGGCGATGGAACAAGCTGAGAAGAAAGTGGGACAAGTTAACACAGAGGGACAAAAGTTGGCAGACAAGTTGACTTACCAGAACACTGTTGATGTCATTTTGTCCCGTATTTACAAGGATTTCGATCTGGCATAGATCTTGTTAAAGGGTTTGTATGATTAATACATTATTATACGACTTATTTAATGACCACGGTTTTAAAAGCCAAAACTATGTTGAAGACAAAGGGGATTCTTTCGAGTTAAAAGTTGAGCTTGCTGGATATTCTAAAAAGGATATCGAGATCGAGGCTACTGATGAGAAGCTCACGATTAAGACGACACCTGAAGATCGAAAGAAGCATCTTTCTGTCCAGCTTTTTAAGAAGGTAGACACAGAAGCTATTACCTGTAAAATGGATCATGGTTTACTGACTGTAGACCTACCTAAAAAGGGAAGATCAAAACCCACTAAGATTAAAGTCAATTAAAAATAACGGGGGTGGAAACGCCCCCGTTTTTATTTATAATAAAATATGCCCTTATATACCTACAAGCATCCTGATACAAATGAGCATAAAGACGTTTTTCAATCTATGAATGAAGAGCATATTTATGTAGATAGTTTTGGGACTGAGTGGAAACGGGTCTATTTTGCCCCCAACGCCTCTATCGACTCCAACATTGATCCGTTTAGCCAAAGACAGTTTACGGACAGTACAGGAGGAAAGAAGGGTACTGTAGGTGACATGCTTGATTACTCAGCGGAGATGAGTCAAAGACGGGCAGAAAAATCTGGAGGGAAAGATCCAGTTAAACAAAAATACTTCGATGATTATGCCGCCAAGAGAAATGGCCAACGTCATACAGCGGAGAAGAAACAGACTTACGAAAGTAAGAATGTTAAGATTGAGTATGATTAATTAGTTATTTCGTGACTGAATGACAAGGAGTATGTCATTTGATCATTCACGTTCATCTGGTAAGCGGAGCTTTCAAGCTTTAAATCGGAAAACGAAAAGGTGTGAGTGAAATCTTCCCCAGTATCTACAACCTCTATATTGAAATCATAACCAGACTCAGCTGTAATTAGATTAGCTATCTCTCCAGTCGCTAAACCTGAAACTAAAAACTCAACACTTACAGAAGAGGTAAGTGGATACTGGACCTTTCTTCCGTAAGGGTAATCACTACCAAGACCAAATAGATCAACTCTATTGATTGGGATATTGAACGAGAACGACTGTAAATGAGCGTCTCCACTAATAGGCGCTCCACCTATCTGTAGATTTTGAAGAGTTGAATTCACTTCTGTAGGGGAGCAGAGAGGTGGATTAAATCTATTCACTCCTGTATAATCTCCAAACCCGCTTACCTTTGCATTCTCTAGTTGAACCAAACCAACACCTTGATTATTACCAGATTGTAGATTAATGGCTGGATTATCACACTCGTCAAAAGTACCCTTTTCCATCCTAATGTTAGAACATTTGTAAGAGGTGGATACGATGGGTAGAGACCCCACAGAAAAACCTAAAGAGTAATTTGTTAAAAAAGCATTACCAATAGAAACTACTTCCACATCAGTAGTTAAACCGCTAAGGTCTACAGAATCATTTACGATCATATCCGAACCTTGGTTTTGATGATTAACTATATAAAAATTCTGATCCTGATTGTCGTACGCACTAAAAAAATCAGACTTACTACTTCCCGTTTGATCGTTTATTAAACCCAACATGTTTTCGTTTAACATCGCTGGAGTGTAGTAATAGCTTATAGATAAATCAACATCTGGCATCCTAGTTATATCGTTAATAGCTAAACCCTTAGATCCAACCTGCTTAGACTTTTGCCTTTGCTGAGAAAAACCGACACCCACGCTTTGAACAGCGCTCATGTAAGCGCCACTCATATCGCTCCCAATTCTATCAGCAGTAGTAAATGCTGGTTTTTGACCAGCAATCACAATTGAATTATTACTCTTTAAAATATCTCTAGCCATATTAACTTCCTGTTGGGATTACACCTAAAACATCTTCTACTAACGTCACGGATAAATCGTGCGCGTTGAAATACTTCCATGTATGACTCCACTCTGGGCAATACATAGCTTTTGGTCTATTATATACCGATTCTATATCGTGTCTAAACCTTCTGTATCCAGCCTTATTCTCTAAGAAGTGCAACATACACTTAAGTTGTTTGTCGCTGATATCTGTAAAGTCATACTTAAGTTGGAATGAAGCATTATTATCTTTTGTTTTAACTCTCTGCTTAAAAGAGTTTTTAAACTGCAAGACTTCATTTTTTAATTGAACATCATTCTGCAAACCAATATCAGGCTTAAAGAAGAAGTTCTGAGACCATGCTGAGCTAGCCCCCGTTGGGGAATTCGCAGCAGTAGACGAGTGAGTTTCCGTACAGTAATAATAGTTGTTTAACTTATTAGAGCTTATGCCAGTATAAACAACATCAAATTTTTCATAAGAGGTTGAGTAAGCGTAATCTTGAAAATCTAAATTTACAAAATTCATCCCAGACCAATTAAATAAATTTGGAGCTTGATCTACAGAATAAGAAACAGCGACTTCATAATGCTGGTTGTTGACATGATTAATCGCATAGTTGTCAGACACTCCAGACATAGATTTATAAATGCCGCCACCGTCTATACTAAACTCAAATAATTGATTGCCATTTTTACTCTCGATAAATGCAGCTAGTTTTTGAGTGTTGGCTTCATTCAAGTCATACCGCACATCATACTGAACCTCTAGACTATTCATTGAGGAGGGTATAGAGTTGATTTGAAAATCATCAACCTCATACATAAAATTCTTAGACTTAAAAGAAGCTTTAGAACCGTAGACAGGAGTCAGGTTAAGATCTGAATAATCAGTCTCAATTGTAACCCCGGAAATATTTGAATCTCTGTTGTAAAATAAATCAGAAGCCATGACCAATATAATTTAAATTTAAAATAGCAGAACCATTATCAGAAGCTGATATAGATTCACTTACCAATGTGGCATTAGGAATCGTCAACTCTTGAAGATTCGAACCATCTTTCCTGTTAATATCAAAAACAACAGTTTTGTTTTCTCTATTTTCTAAAAAGCTAAAAGAGCTTTCTGGAAAAGCTTCATCAACTTCAATTTGAACCTGAGCTGTAAATTCCAAAGGAAGGATAAGCTCGACAGAAGCAGGAGTTTCACTGCCTATTGAGAAGTGAGGTTTTCTATTAGATTTAATAGAGTAATCAAAACCAATAACCCTGTTTGTGGTTGAATTATCGCAAGTTGCACTTATGGACCCTTGAGATGTTACAGAAATACTACTAGATGCTCCTATATCACTCGAAACTTCGCTGCCTGATACAAACTCACTAAAAACAGAGATAGAAGCATTAACTTTTGGCACTGTGCCTACAGCGCAATTGACAGAATAAGAATCTAAGTATCCTTCAGAAAATCTGTATGCAACGTCTCCATATCTAATATTGCCACTTATACTGTTAGATCCAGTAAAAGACAAGATTGGATCATTATATATCATATGAGAAGAAATAGAAACTTTTTGTTGTGTAGCCCCGCCAACAGTAGTTAATCCTTTCTTAGAGCCGAGAGGTTTAACAATATTTGCACTATTAGAATACGAAAAGTCTACAGAGCTGATACCAGAAAGCGCAGCTGGGCCTATTGTGACATTTACTTCGTCATTTAATCTTGATCCAAACATTACTTTCTAAGTTGTCCTCCTAATCTTTGTTCATCTGCGATCACCTGCTTAACGGCGACCTTAATTCTCTCAGATAATTTTCTTTCTCTTTCTGGAGCATCTTCGCCTCCTGTTTGACTTTCAGTGCCATTAGAGCCATTGATTGTTATGTTGATATCACCTGTAGATTGAGATGTCTCAGTTGCAGTAATTAACTCATCAAGTTTGGAGACGAGATCGGTGTTATCACCAGCTCCAACTCCAGAGTTCAACGCTTGTAAATTACCTGCTCCAATGTTCCTTGTGGCGGCAGCGTTCATGACGAACTCTCCACCTGAAAGCATTGCGGGAACCGTATCAACTCCTCCAGCAGCAGGGATTAATCCTCCTGTAGCTCTGTTTAGGACTCCCACGTTCAATTCTTTGTCGGTAAAACCTAGATTCATCAACCCATGTTGAGGCAGTACGCCTCGTTTAATGTAGCCTCCATTGTTGCCGACTCCATTGTTGCCACCTGCATTTCCAGAAGTTTTAGATTTTCCTCCTGAAAATATCTTCCTTAAGTCCCCACTTGCTGCCGCAGCTCCAAACGCCCCGCCAGAAGCAGGAGCGCCAGTAGTAAGAACCCCAGCTAAGTTACCTGCTCCAGAAGATAAAAGCCCTCTCATTCCTTTACCAATCAAAGGTTTATCGTCAGCACCTTTTAATTTCCCTAATGCTTTTGAAGCTCCAAAACTAACAATAGTACTAATAGCGGCTGACATTAACATATCACCCAAGCTAACTTGTTGCTCCTTAGCTTGTTTACGAGCATCCACTTCTTGCCCTGCTAAACCAAGAGCTTGTCTCTTGGCATCTTGCACCTTTTGGAATTGAGGATTATTCCTTCGGCCAAACATGGTAAATCTACCACTCTCAGCATCTAAAAAGGCTCCTTCAGATCTTAACTTATCTCTACCTAGAGCTGTTGGGGTTTGAGTGGCAAAAGACATAAGGTTTTGCATTCCAACAATAGCTCCAGCGCCATTCATACCCGGGGTTGTAAACATGCCCTCTTCATCTCTAACTTGTCCTCCGCGAGCAAAACCACGAATAGAGCCAGAGTTTATAGCTTCCATGAATCCTGATCCATAACGCTGAACAGCTTTTTTATTCATGACGAATTCCCCACCCATTAGCATGGCTGGAACGTCATCACGGCTACCAGAGCCACCACGAACTGGACCACCATTAGCAAAAATACCAATCCCAAGGCCAAAAAGACCCTTTCCACCACCTTCACTCGCAGTTTGATCCATGAACTTTTGAGTTAAGTTCTTAGTCATGCTTTGTAAAAACTGATTAGCTACATTTAGTAATGCGTCTTCAAGATCATCTACACTTTTAATACCTTCTGCAAAAGCAGCCGCAAAGTTATCTCTAAACTGGACGGAGGCATCAACCATGCTATCTAAGAAATCAGAATTAATAACTGCATCATCCTTAGTTCGCAGTTTCATTCTCCCCTGAAAGTCTCTTTCTAGTCTAGCTTTTTCAAGAGCGTTTGCTGGAGTTAAGTCTGGATTATTGTCAATAGCTGCCCTTTCAGCTAGTTTTCTATTTGCTCTTTTTGTTAGGCCCATAACTCCTAACTGAGCAGCATCAAAATTCGCTTGACCCATAGCGTTTTGTCTTTGCTGTTCTAAGCCATCAACAATATTTATAAAAACAGTAGCGGCATCAGTTATGGTTCCAACAGCATCAGCTGCGTCTTTATTGGCTTGGGCATTAGCCATAAGTTGTGCATTAGCTGTTTTTAATTGTTGAGGCATCAGCGCCATTTCATTGGCTAATATATCTCTAGCTTTTACAGCTTCAGGATCACCTGATTTAGCCGCTACAGAAAGCTTACCTAATTCCGCACTTTTTACCAAAAAATCTTGTTGAAATTTTTCAGTATTTGTGGCCGCTAGCGCTTTAGCTGCGTCTAAGTCGATTTGGGCTATTTGTCTACCTACACTTCTTTGGAAAGGATTGCTAGTCCCGGGTGTAGACCTTTGTAAAGCTCTTTTATCTTGATCGAAGGTAAATTGTTCTTGTGCGCCCTTAGTATCAATTCGCAGTTTTGATAATTCCGCTTCACTTTTTACTTTTCGTACAACTTCTAATATTCTAGCTATAGTTTTTTCAGATTCTAGATCGTTTTCTAAACCTTTTTTCTTTTTTTCGTTTAAAGCATCTTGTCCTTTCATCTGGGCTTCTAGCGCCTTAATAGCTTGATTAACTTGATCATCATTTGCGTCACCGATCTTAAGAATCTCTCGTAAGATCTTCCTATATCCTTCAGCGCCCTCTTCAGTAATATCTTTAGTTGATAACCCCTTTAGCGCTTCTTTAAAGTTATCTACGTCTTCGCGTTTTACACCCAAGTTGGTTAATTTTTCTCCCTCTTTTGCCAAAAAATCAACCCTTTCCTTGGCGAAATCGTTGCTCATTTTTTCCAGCTCAGCTTTGGCTTTTAAATCTTGTAAAGCTACTTTATCAACAATCCCTAACTGCTGAGCTTTCTCTAGCCTTTTTTGAGCTTGTTTATTCGAATCTATGTCTAGCTTCTTTAACTCTAAAGCTGTCGCAATCCTAGCTTTAGATGCAGTTAAAGTTAACTGATCAACAGCTTTTCCTTGATCTGCCGTTTTTTGATCTCTCCCCTTGGTTTCTTGTTCCAAAAGCTTTTGAACGGTAGATGGGTTTATTTTTGCTAAAAAGTTTTTTAACTCAGGGGTCTTGTCTTTTGATCCTCCAAGCGACTCACGAATAAAACTTTTTGAACCTACCATCTGATCAAATTCCTCATCGGAAAGCCCCGAAACAAACTTTGAAAATTCCTTCTGAACTACTCTTAACTCTTTATTTCTTTTTACTACAATATCAGCAAGTTGACCAAGCTCTTTACCGTCTAAGAAACTTTTAAAACCATCTAAAATATCATCTATTTCTTCAAGAGGCATTTCCGTAGCCCTCAATTGAGCAATGGTTGTTGCAAATCCTTTTTTAAGGTCGTCATTTTCAAATGTTCTTTCCTTTAAAAGCCTCACTTCTCCAGTTTCTTCATTTATATCAAAAGTTTTTCTCCCTATCAAAGCCATTGATTCCGTCGACTTGTTTATCGACTTAGCTTCTTCTACAGTCATCGGTCTTGAATTGAATATACCTCCAGTAGTTTTGATTTCTTCTGATGGCCCCCTTCTCGATAATACGTCTTCAGCGTCGCCCGTTGCTTTCGCCTTTTCTACTTCACTTAATTGACTAAAAGCGAAAGATAAATCATCCGCTCGGTCTTTGAGTGCAGTTAACGCATCAGAGGCGCGTTTATTTGCCCCACTATATTCATTATATAACTCTTTGCCCAAATCAAAGACTTCCATAGCTCCCCCTATCACAGATCCAGCTACTCCTAGTTTCCCAACCAATCCACCTATAGCTCCTTTAAGACCACCTGCGCCCGACATACTATCACCTAACTCTTGGGCTGCTTGACCAGCAAAAGCAAAACCAGAAACACCCGCTATACCATCGGAAACTATAGAAGTATATTTTCCTATAGCACCTGTAGATCCTTCAGTAGCTGCATTCAATGCTGTCATACCAGCTTGGAGACCAAACATAACACCAAGATAATTTTTATGAGACTTAGTTTTTTCTTCGTTTACGGCTAGTTCAGCTTTTGCAGCTGATTGAATTTTTTCTTGTGATTTTTTACTATTAGATACTTTTTTAGAAAAGTCGTCAATTTGTTTACCTGCGTCAGCATGACTCGTTTGGCCATTTCTAATTTCCACGTTTAAAGAGTTAATCAGCCTGTTTAAATTATCAAGCTCGGACTTAAGACCTTTTGCTGAAGATCCAACATCTTTAAGACTTAAGCTAACTTCGCCCGTCTCTCCCCCCGCAAAGTTAGGGATGGCTCCAGTAGGCTCATCGCGGGTGTTAGTCACCGCAAGGCCCATTGGGTTTTGAGCATTTCGAAGTTTGCCGCTTTGATTGATTCTAATTTGGCTAACAGGTAAACCAGCAGACCGCTCTCTACCGATAGCGTCTTGCAGAGGGTCTGCAAAGTTAGGTATGTAACCAGAAGCGCCCCTGACGAAACCTTGAAACATAGGGTTTTTCCCACCACTAAAACTAGCCTTCTGTCCGTTTGGTGTATTAGCATTTATTTTATCTAAATCACTTGCACTTATAGTATGAAAAGACTTGTTAGAAGGCGTTATGCCAAACTCCCTAGCTGTTGCCACAGGTAATCTTTTCCCTAAAAGCCTCCCTTGTTGAGCAGCCTGTTTTGGCTTACCACCTAGGCCGTTGACCCTACCTATCTTAGCTGCGGCAGATGCTACATTGTCAGAATTCATCCTACCCTTAACCTCACCAAATTTTGGTTTGGTAGAAATATTATATAAATCTAATAATCCAGTTTGACCCTGCAAGTTTAAATCGAAGTTGGAAGTCGCAGTCTGGTCTGCGTGTTTCGTAAATTCTTCATCTGTAAGTAGAGCCGCTAAAGCTAACTCATATATACTACCTGCAAATCCAGCTACAGCACCACTATTCACTTGTTTTTTAATTGCTGCTTCTCTAGGTGCTGGATTTGGCATTTGGCCTCCACCCAATTCAAAAGCGGATTTTATAGCTTCTTTAGCTGCATGGTCCTCTAAATTTTTTATATAATCATTGACGTTACTACCTTTATGGTTATCACTGAGGCCGTAAATTGGGACTTTTATGGGTATAGCTCCTTCAGCATCGGTTACATTATATTTGTTACTCTCTGGATGATAATACGCTATCTTTTGAGGATCTGTTTTCCCATGTTCGCCGTGTAGCATAACATAAGTACTTCTAGAATTTACCATTTTTGTTCCACCTTTTGAGGTAGCGAAGTTTGGTATATAACCCCCAGCAGCTCTCACCTTCCTAGCATTAGAAGGGAGACCCATTGAAGAAGCCATGTTCTGATTAAAGATAGCGTCTCCACCATTAGCATAATTAGGAACAATATATTCACTATCATTAGCAACCATTGTTCCTCGCTTACCACCACCAAATGCAAAGTTAGGAATAATAACGGGTTTCGCAGAAGCGGGTGCGCCACCTACACCTTTAGAGATGTCAGATCTTTCTGCGCCAATAGGTAAGAATCCTCCAGCAGCTCTTCCACCACGCTTTGAGGCCGTTCCCGCCATAACCCCGGGAGCGATAGTACTAGCGATGCCTTGCATTTTTTGCATGACCATCAACTGTTCATTTAAAGCCTTAGTGAAGAATTGGGTTTGAAGTTTTTTCTTCTCACCCGCAGATATATTTTGCTTTTCAATCGACAAGATGGCATCCCTGATACCTTTATCGTTCAGGAGTGATGCCGCTATCTGACCTTGTAAATTTTTCTGAGCTTCAGCAGCTCTATTCAAACCAAAGAAAGTTTTTAAAGCTCCAGCACCAAACTTAGCAAAATCCAAAAGTAATTTACCAATAGCGACCAAAGCTAAAGCTAACCCGGGTCCAGCAATCACAGCGCTAATCCCTTTTATCAACCCTTTGGCGAAATCGGACCCCATTCCATCGCCATCTAAAACGCCTGAAATCTTAGATACTACATCATTAAATACACCAATTATCTTTGATAAGTTTTCAGTTACGCCTATCTCTCCCAAAGCGTTAGCTAATTCCTTAAGATTAACAGTAGCTGTGTTTATAGCGGTAGCTAAAGTATTATTTAAAACTGTATTACGTTCATAAGCTTCATTAGTGGCGTTAAAAGAGGTTGTAGCCACTTCTCCACTCCTAGAAATTTTCTGGTTAAAGTCCTCAAGTAGAGCAAGAAAAGGTGCGATCTGAAATTTACCAACAAGGTTGTCAGCTAAGTTAACTTTCGACGCTTGACTCATCTTAGCAAATACTGGAGCTAAGTTCTCAATAACTTTACTAGAAGACAACACTTTACCTTCTAGATCTGTGACCTGCACACCTAGATCTTGCAGTGTCTGTAGTTTTTCAATATCTTGAATTCTAGTGAAAATTGTTTTAAGAGAGTTACCAATGACAGATCCACCACGCGCAGTTTTTTCTTGAAGCGCGGAAATAATACCAATCAATTCATCAAACTGTACACCAGAAGCGACTGCAACAGCTCCAGAACGTTTCAGACCTTCAATCAGATCTCTATCAGAAACTGCGGCACTTGCGGCAGCAGCAGAAATTTTATTAAGTACGTCAGTGGTTGTAAGACCAGCAGAGGAAAATGAGTTAACTGCTGCTGTCAAACCTGCCACAGCATCAGAAGCACTCAAACCAGAAAGACGAGAAAGAACAAGAGCATCATTAAGCCTTTTAGTAACTTCTTCAGCTTTAAGACCTTGACGAGACAGTTCTAAAGCCGCTTCAGCTACAACATCAAAAGTTTGACCTGTATTTCTAGCAATATCAAAAATTTGCTTTTTAAAACCGTCAAGCTGCGAATCTGACTGCTTTAGAATCGAGTTGATATTAGCTAAGCTCTTCTCAACCTGAATAGTCGTCGTAACCAACTCCTTTAAAGCATTTGAGACAGCAGCAATAACACCAACAGATGCGCCGAAGGCTAAAACACGGGCGTTAGCCGCCTCCATAGATTTTGTGAACTCATCAGCCTTACCAGTTAACCGCCCCAAAGGTCTTGTTAAACCCTCAATACTCTTGGCCCCCGGCCCCATATTGATTTTAAGATTCTTACCAGCTTTCTTAGCTGCTTTATCAATACTTTGTTCGAAACCCGTTTGTACGGTTGGTAATTTGATGGGCATAATCTTGTTCCTTTAGTGTGTATATACACTAATATTACACATCATGACCTGCTAATCTCATCATTTGTTTCATGTCTAACTTGCCGCCAGCTTCTTTCGCTGCTTCTGATAAAGAAACAGTCTTGGCATCTTTAGCTACAGTTTTCATGTCGTCATTAGTTGCCCCGAATACGGCTGAAGCATCCGCATCGTCTCTTACACCTCCTTTATTAGAGACTTTATTTCTCTGACTCTCTGAGTAAGCTAGTAATTTATCTGGGTCTTGCCTAATATTATCTGGAATATCTTCGGTGTATTGAAATATGCTATGAAATACCTTACCATACATAGCAGTCTTCATTTGATAAGCAGAAAGATCAACTATAGGCTTTCCATAAAAATCGCTAGGATTTTCACAGTTTGAAATGTACATGCTAAAGAATGGCCTCAAAACAGCATGTTTAATATTATCTTCAGACATTCTATTAGAATTATCTATCATGATAGTATTTAATAAGATAACTTCACGAACTTCAAGTTCCGCAAATTCATCTTCAGTATGTAAGTTCTCAGTAAGATCAGGATTTTTGAAGATACAAAACCTAAGCATTTCGTCATTAGATCTTTTGGAGCCGTAAGCTTCTGCGGTCAAACCAACTACCTCATTTTTATTTTTGTTTAAATCGTGCAGCTCAACAGACTTTTCTTCGATAGTCTTTTGAAAAGAATCTTGTTGGGAAGGTAAGAATACAGATTCTTTTGTCTTTTTAAGATTTTTAATTTCTTCCGTGAGAGACAGTATCTTCATATCATCAGACTCCTCCCACAAGCCCTCTTTTTTAATGTAAGCCTCCCGCTCTTCTTGAGACTCAATACCTTTAGATAAAGCAATATTCTTATACTTTTCGTAATAAGAATTTATATACTTCTGATCTCTTAGGTTTATGTGTTTAACGAATACGTCTCGACCTTCAAAGGCCGAGACGCTATATCCGTCAAATATCTCCCCTATAAGAGAGGTATAAAATTCGTCACTATAACTCACCCTTTTCTACCTTGTCCATAATTTCCTCAAACTCTTTTTGCGTAGAAGCTTGATTGTAGAACCAAAAAGCTAGTGTAGTGGAAACTTGTTTGATAACCTGCTGATAAACATCGGAATTTTCTTCCTCCTTATCGTAGTAATCTTCAATTTTCTCGTCATAATCGAGACCCTTGAAATACTGGATAGGCTCCTCATCTTCCTCTCTTTGAATGTAAGTTAAATGAAGAGCATACCACAGTAAGAGTTTGTTTTGAGCTTTAACATCAGCAGTATGTTCAAATAAACCTTGTAGATTTGACTCTACTTCAACCAACTCTCTTTTGACTTTGGCGATCTCTTCTTTTACGAATTCAAGCCTTTTTTTCTGCTTTGCGTCAAGTTTGGTGGCTGAGTCAAGTTTGATATATTCATTCTGAAACTCTAAAATCTGCTTATATAGCTTGCCATACTCTTTTTGCCCCGCTTCAGTAAAAGTCCCCCCAGTATCGCTATATTTTTTTGCAAGCATTGCTTTCGTGAGGATACCCTGCTTAATACACTTACTCATTTCGATGGTGTATTGAAGCTCAGCATCTTCCAACTCGCGACGAGAAGGTTTCTTGATTTTTACTTCAAGAGGTACTTTTTCCTTTACCTTTTTCTTAGTAATCGTAACTTCGCCAGTCTTTTTGTTTTTCCTTGAGGATTCTTTTTCTACCTCTTTAACTTCATCGACGGTGAACTGATATAGTAATTTTAATTCCATATTCCTACTTAAATATAAATTCAACTTTGTAATTTTCTATTTCATTTTGCACATTACGCAAACTTTCATTGCCAAAGTCCAAAATTCTCTTCCTAATCCACGACACTTTATCTGGGGTAAAATGATCAGCCGCTTTGATTACTGGGTGATACTTTTCTGGAATAGCTTCATATAGCTTCTGATAGTGAAAATCATGATCTTTCTTCATATCTTCCACCATAATTAACATCATCTTGAACAATGAAGATACTTCATCTCCAGACTTTTTATTTAAATTATTTTTGGCATTCATCCTTTATCCTAGTTATTATAACAAAAAATGTGTAATTATCTACATGGCTGGTTTTTTATCTTCTAATATGGAGTCTGCGATTAATGCGACGTATGATACATTGCATGAGACTTTCGCACGGACTATCACCGTCTTTAAGAATTCGAAAAGAACTGTGATCTCTACAAATGCTAAATATAACAGCATTTATGGTAGGACTAATACAGGCTCTAAATCAAATGTAGAATACACTACAGAGTCTCAAGCTTTTGAGGCTAGAGTTTATTATGTCAATATGGATGAAGAGTATTTATCGAATAATGAAAATCAACGAGGTACTCAAAACAAAATCATTCTACCAGATGGTTCTGTAAAAATTGTGGTAAAAAGTGATGCTTATGAGTTTTTGCAGGAAGCTAGGAGGGTTGAGTTAGACGGAATTAGATTCGCAATCAAAAGTGATGGCTCCCCCCGTGGATTAACCACAAATAAATTTTATACTTTTTTACTCACTCCAACTGACGAATAATGGCTACCTTACCTAAAGATGTCCAAATGGCTATACAAAAACAAGCCCCAAAAGCTTTAAAAAGGCCATTTGAAAAAGAGTTTAAGAAAAAGTTTCTTGAAGTTAAATCTGGGATGATTAAGGAATTCCTTAGTCATCCAGTAACCATTGAACTAATAGCTGGACCAAGCAGCAGTAATACTAGCGGCACTTTAGGTGGGATCTCTAATCTTTTTGCTTTTATCGGCTTCGATGCTTCGGATCAACCAATACAGCCTATACTCCAAATGCTGGAAAACATGAATTATAATTATGCAGGAGAAGCTAAAATTGGTGTAACATATAATGTTACTATCCCTGAAGCCTCAGACATTTTCAAAGCGACCCCATTGCCGTGGGCTTCAGGAAGGAGTTGGGCGCAAGGAATAGAGACGGGTATATCGGGACTCGGCTACTTACTCCGAAAAGATGATGGTCGATCAGGTAAAGCTGTACAATCAAAAACCAGAGTAAGATCTGGGGGATTTCAAAATACTCAATACATTTCCGCTTTAATTAATAAATATAAAAAACAATTTAACAACATCAAATGAAAGAACAATTTGTACATACGCTAACTAATTCGTTTATGCTCTGGTTTGATCACTTTTTGTTGGAAAAAGGCGAGGCATTTTCAAATCAAACAGGAACTTTCTATCACACACCAGATGATTTTTTAGATGATTCTTATGTCCCATTTTCTAGCCCCTACAAACAATTCGTGACGGATTCGTCTATTGCTGGAGCGGTTTTACCTACGGCAATCGCAGGTGGCTCTCACTATATCGACTACAATAATGGGCGCATTGTAGAAACAGGATCTAACTACACATCAAGCTCTACGATCACAGGGACTTTCGCGGTTAAAGACTTTAACATCTACTTCACAAATGAAACAGAAGATGATCTAGTCGTAGAAAACAAATACGAAGTTAATTCTAGAATACCAACATATAATGAGTCTGGAATAGCTCCATATGACCAAGTTGTGCCAGCGGTATTCTTATCTACAGCTACAATGCAGAATCAGGGGTTCGCTTTTGGTGGCGAAGAAGCTACCACAGTCAGAGCTAACGCTGTAGTCCTCTCAGATGATCCATACAAATTAGATGGAGTCTTATCAATTTTTGGAGATTCTCATAATGAGGTGTTCTCCCCAATACCCATGAGTGGGCATCCCATGAACGAATATGGAGATCTAAAAGATGGTACATATTCCTACAATACGCTATCTAACGCTTATAATAGCAAAAACCCTTTTCTAGTAGATAATGTAACTACTTCAAAACTAACAGACAAAGCGAGGAAGTCTTTAGCTAATGATCTTTATGTCGGATTTATCGATTTTGACTTAAAGATACACAGGTTCAGATTTTCTTAATTTCATAAAACATTAAAAATATTGTAAACACTAAAAAATAACTTATTATGGCCAGAAATAGAGTAATTTATCAATCGGAAGCCCTTTACACCAGTTCAGGTATTCAATCGTCAGCTACTGGGGAGCATTTCCAGTTAGAGCGTGTTCAAAGCGCTAATTATAACTTCACAATCAACAGGCAAGATATTAACCAATATGGGCAAGCTGCTCGTATTGATAGTCTTGTCATGGATGCTCCAACTGTAGGTTTGGATTTTTCTTACTACCTTACAAATGGGGGGAACGAAAAAGCTTTAGGGTTCGATGTGGGTAACAGCAATCAGTTTGCTGAAGGTCACATGACTTACACTTCAGGGAAAAACTTCTACATCGTCACCGCTGACGAAGGAAAAGACGCTGTTGATTCAAACGCTGTTGCAGCTGATCGTAAATCAGTTATTGGTTTAGGAAATGCTTACTTATCCGACTACACAGTTGATCTAGCTGTCGGTTCTCTGCCTACAGTCTCTGTATCTATGGAATGTTCCAACATCAACTCTGATACAGTTTTAGGTGGAGACAACACTCAAATCACTAACATTTCTTTACCTTCTGTAGATATCACAGATGGAACGCCCTACTCTAGCACTAATGCTAGTTTAGCCGCTCCTACTACAGGAGAATCTACATTAACAGCTCTTCGCCCGGGTGATATTTCAGTTAATATTGTGGCTCTAGATGGAGTCGCTCTTTCGGATCTCGATGGTCCAAATAGTGAGGACGCAATCCACATTCAAAGTGCATCCTTATCTATTCCATTAAGCAGGACTCCTCTTCAGCGCCTTGGAACCCGATTCAATTACGCTAGAACTGTTGACTTCCCAGTCAATGCAACTCTTAGTGTTAATGCAATTTGTAATGACGTTACTCAGCAAAACCTCGCAACTATCCTCAATGATAATGCAGGTTATCAAGTAAGCGTGACTTTAAATGATAAAGATGGCGCTCCTCAAATGACCTACACCCTTAAAGGTTGCAGAATTGATAGTGAGAGTTTCTCTTCTAGCATTGGTTCAAATAAGAGTGTTGACCTTACATTCTCTACACAAATTGGTGGAACGAACGATACTGCTAACGGAGTTTTCGCACTCGGGAGTTTCACTGATGCAGTATTCTCTTAAACCTTAACAAAATTTAATTATGGCAAGAAACAGAGTAATTTATCAATCGGAAGCACTTTACGTAAGTGAAGATATTGAATCCACAGGTTCCAATAAACATGAGCAGCTTGAGCGTATTCAAAGCGCAAACTACAGTTTCACAATTAATAGGCAGGACATTAACCAGTTTGGTCAGGCAGCTCGTATTGACAGTATAGTCATGGATGCCCCAACGGTCAATTTAGACTTCTCGTATTATTTAACTGACGGTTTTAACGAAAGAGCTTTAGGCTTTCACGTTGAAACTGGAGACGGGGCTGGGGACACTGGCCAATTTGCCTCTGGGCATATGACTTATGGAGTGGGCAAAAATCTTTACATTACAACGGTAGGGGAAGGAGCTGACGCTAAAGGCTCTTCTGGACAGGATCTAAAAAGTGTCATCGGTTTAGGTAATGCATTTTTAAGCGATTACACCTTGGACCTATCCGTAGGAAGCATACCAACGGTTAGCGTCTCCATGGAATGCGCCAATATCAATTCAACTCACGATACTGTACTTAGTGGGGAAGCAGGGGGTTACAGTGGAATCCTGACCCCAGCTGTAGATATTACAGACGGTAAGATGATCAAAGATGGTACTGATGACCGTACAGCTGTCCTGCCTCAATTTTCACAAGGAGAAAGTGATATTTTCGCACTTCGTCCGGGTGACATTGAAATTGACATCACTGGAATTAGCGGATCAACAATGTCGAATATCACTGGTAAGGATAGCGAAGATTCGATTCACATTCAAAGTGCGTCCCTTTCTATTCCTTTAAGCAGAAGCCCTCTTCAGAGGCTTGGAACTCGATTTGCTTATGCAAGACCAGTAGACTTCCCAGTTAATGCTACCCTTTCTATCAACGCTATCTGTACGGATGTTGTAGCTAGAAATTTATCAGAAACTCTTGATGCGACAGGAGCTGCTAATGATCTGCTTCTAAAGCTTAAGTCTACAGATTCTGGTGGTACTCAAACAGACAGGATGATCTACACATTAAAAGGATGTAGGCTTGATAGCGAAAGCTTCTCCTTGAGCGTTGGGTCCAACAAATCTGTTGACCTTACCTTCTCCACTCAAATTGGTGGAGTTAATGATACTGGTAATGGTGTATTTGTCAGTGGGGAAAATAATGACCCAATATTCCCCGCAGCCTAGTACATTATAATAACCTTAAACAAAAAGGGCGGTGTTTCCACCGCCCTTTTTTTATGTATAACGTTTATTTAATATTAAGTATTGTCGCTGCCAGTCAAAATCACCCCATCAATTCCGCCCACCTGTTGAGGCTTAGCTTCATAAATATTGTAACGTGCCACCAAATCGTCTAGTTTACCCTTAGAATCGTTCGCAAGCCCTCTATAGACCTTAGACACTTCATTACGGTTAACGAACGTCACAGACGATTCTCCGTCCTTTAAAGACAGTATCTTATTATCGCTGGTTGAAGATGATATCCCCCTCAATGCATTCCTAGACTGCTTTCTATAATAACTATGTAAATAAAGCTCCTTATGGATAGACTGAGCCTCAGTGTCTAGATCAGCGCTCGCGCCACTAAAATCTTTATAGATTAAGTTATTCAGTTCGCCCAAGTTATTTTCTAACCAAGCTTGAATAGAACCTGATGTAGCAATACCTGTATCACTATCAAATTCGTCCGTAAAGATATCGGAGG